TTTGATATCAATGATTTTATGGGTGATATCTTTGTAGATACTCTTCAGGTAGAAAAACCTAATACCCTTTTACTGCCCACTGCTCAATGGAATTACATAGCAGGGACACCCCGGAATACTGTAAGTGACACTACTATACTTAAATGGCTTGTTAATAACAGTCCGTATCTTTCATCTATGGAAGACGTTATCCCGGTAGCAGAGCTTGCAGGTGCTGGAGGTGGAGGTAGCGATAGAATGATGGCTTATGACAAGGATATTGACAAAGTAGTTATGCATATCCCTATGCCGCTTAGATTTACGGCCCCTCAGAGAAAAGGTAGAGGTTTTGAGGTTCCCGGTGAGTTTAAGATAGGTGGTGTGGAGTTTCGTTATCCCGGTTCAGCAAGATATGCTGACGGTATTTAATTAATAATAGCACAGGGCTGACTAACCAGCCCTGTGCTATATCACAATTCAATGAGGGAGGGTATAAAACAATGGCAGATAAGAAGAAAAAAATTATAATTCACAATAGCTCTAAAGCTGTTAAAGTGCTAAAGGCTATGGATATGCCTGTATTAAGGCTTTTTCCGGGCTATAATTATGTAGATGCTGAAGGCTACAAAAATTATTTTAAGAATAATGATGCGGCTAAAGGTATTAAAAAAGAGTGCTTAAGAGAGGTTGATGATGTTGATGCTGATGCTAGGAAACAGGCTAAAGCATCTTCAGAGAAAAATGATGCCCTTAATAAAGCACAGAAGATCATTAAGTCACAGGAAAAGAAACTTGCTGAAGGTGATGACACTATAAAAGACCTTAAGAAAGTTAATAAGGAACAGGCAGACTTGTTAGCTGAATTACAGAAACGGCTTGAGAAAGTAGAAGCTAAGAATAAATAAGGTGTAACTGATGACTATTGACCCGGCAGACATAAAAGCAAGATTCCCTGAATTTGATACTATAGATGATGCACGTATACAGATATTTATAGATGATGCTGTGATTATCTTAAACATTGTTTACTGGGGTGCTAAATATGATTTAGGTTTAGCTTATTTAACGGCTCACTACTTAGCACTTGCAGGGAAAAGTGAAGCCGGGTCAATTACATCAGTAGGAGCTATAGCAAGCAGGGCCGTAGACGGTGCTTCTGTAGGCTATATTAATGCTACTCCTGATAACACAAGTGATGCATACTATATGTCAACTTCTTATGGTCAGAGATATCTGGCTTTAAGAAAAACATTAGGGATACCAGCAATTGTCCTCTAGCTTTAAAAGAGAAAAGAAAAACGGAGGTATAGAAGCCCTTACTAAGAGGGCTAAAACTCCGGGTACTGTTGATGTAGGTATTATAGATGCAGGGATGCACTCATCCGGTGATATGACAGTAGCTGCTATAGGGTTTGTACATGAATACGGAGGCACTATAAACCATCCCGGCGGTACTCCTTATAAGATAGTAGAGGGAGGCAGGGCAGTGTTTCTTAAAAAAGGAGATACAACAGCTACAGGGGTTACAGAGCCTCATGATATAGTTATTCCTGAAAGGTCTTTTTTAAGAAGTACTATGCATGCAGAAAAGAAAAATTTAATGGCTTTACAGAAAAAGCTTTTAAGTAAGATAACATTAGGAGAGATGGACACTAAAACAGCTTTAGGCTTAGTAGGGGAGTTTTTAGCGGATAAGATTAAGAGCAAGATAATAAATCTTAAAAGCCCGCCTAATACGTCTGAGACTGTTAAGAGAAAAGGTAGTAGTAATCCGTTAGTAGCTACAGGTCAATTAGCTAATTCTATTACGTATGAGGTTAATGTATAATGGCTGAAAATTTCAATGATGTTACAGATGCTTTTGACGGATGGTTACAAGCGTTAACAGGTGTCAGGGATAGCGGAGGATATGTTAATCATAGATGGGTTAACAGTGACGCTCCGTTAAGCTTTAACGGAGTAGTACAAAACGCTACGCCTAAAGACCTGAAAGTATTACCAGAGGGTAACAGGAATGATGAGGCTATTAAAGTACACACTACTTTTGAAATACTTGAACAGGATAAAATAGATTACAGAGGCAGTGTATGGCTGGTATATAATGTAGCTGACAGGAAAATAGGGGGCTACTATAAAGCTATTGCCATAAGACAAGATAGAGATGACACATAGATGCTTAATATAACTTATATAGAAGATACTATAGCTGATTGGATTGAGGGTGTAACAGGCGGTTTAGTGATTATAGCTAAACCTAGTAAAGAGAGACCTAAAGTACAGTATACAGCTATTAACGTTATACAGAATACGCAAGTAGGTATGTATGATCAAGAGGGAGACCTACAGCCAGACGACTCTGTAGATATGTCTTATTCTAATCTAGAAGATGTGATGGTGAGTATTAACACGTATTATGATGATGTTTATACTGCTTATGAATTAGCTACATTGATAAAAGACAGTCTTGACAGGACTACAGTGCATGAAACGCTATGGGGAGCCGGGTTAGGCTTTTCAAGAGTCACTGATGTACAGGATATAGATGAGGAAATTCAAAAGAAATTTGAGAAGCGGGGTCAGTTTGATTGTTATTTTTATACCCGCTCCTTAGATATCGAAAACATAGAGACCATCAAAAAGATTGAGTTAACTAACAACATTAATAATGATGGTGGTACAGTGATAATAGAGACAACATAAAGGAGATTGAAAATGGCAGAACGTGCAATTAAACGATTCATAGATGTTGAAATTCGTAAAGATACTCCTAGAGTATCGGCGGCGGGTTTCAGTATAAAGATGGTTATTACTGATTCTGTTCTACTGTCTACCGCAAGACGGTTAAGGAGATTCACTACACCTGAAGCTGTAGCTGAGTTTTTCGGTGAAGATTCAGAAGAGCATTTAGCGGCTGATGCATACTTTTATCAAGACCCGTTCTTAGATAAACAGCCTGATGAGATACAGTTCGGGCGGTTTGCTGATGCAGCTACAGCGGCATTACTGGAGTGCGGTGACAGCCCGGAAAACGATATAGAGGTATGGAAGCTTGTAACAGATGGTGAATTTCAAGTAACTATAGACGGCGGTATCCTTAATATCACAGCCCTTGATTTTTCAACAGTGACTAGTCTTGATGACGTAGCCAGTGTTATAGATGCTGCTTTAGGAGCTAACGGGGATTGCTATTATCTCTCTGGTAGATTTAATATAAATAGTGGTACTACTGGGGCTGCTTCTACTATAACATTGCTTGATACTGTAGCAGTTCCAGCAGGTACAGATATCAGTGGAGCCGCTTATCTTGATGGTGATGTTATAGAAAGCCCGACTAACTTAGGTGGTTCTTATCTTTCTCAAGGTCAGATAGCAGAAGATTTTGATATAGCTCTTGCGGCTATCGAGGCAGTTAATGCTGACTGGTATGCAATGGGAGCTATTAAAAAGTACAGAGATGTAGCTGTAACTAGAGAAATGGCAGACGAAATAGAAAGCAGACGTAAGACATTTATCATAGCTACTAATGACCCTAATGTACTGATACTTGGCAGTACGTCAACATTTTTGTACTATCTTAAAAATAATAATTATAAAAGGTCTGCTGGTATTTATCATAATAACAGTGACAGGTATCCTGATATGTCTTGGGCGGGTCAGCAATTACCTAAAGACTTAGGGTCAACTAACTGGGCTTATAAAGAGTTTGCAGGAGTAGCGGAAGGTGCTAAATATGATATACCTGCTGTTAATCTTTCAGAGCCTCAAAGAGATGCAGCATTAGACGTAAACTGTAATTTGTATGATGCTACTTTAGGGGCTGTATTTACTTTCTTTGGTACTATGGGAGGCGGTAAGAATGTAGACAAAGAAGGTGAGTATATTGATATTATAAGAAATATAGATTTTTTACAGGCCCGTACTGAAGAGGGGCTTTTATCACTATTGCTTGAAAAAGAAATCATACCTTATACTAATGCAGGTATAACGATAGTAGATAACAGGCTTAAAAGTTTATTAGATACATATGGAGTTAAACAGGACATACTTGTAGACGGCACAGTAGTTACGTCATTCCCTAAACGCTCTGAAACTTCTCAAACTGATAGAGATGATAGACTGTTACCAGATGGTAAGTTTACTGCTGAACTTCAGGGCGGTGTTAATACTATAATTGTACGTGGTACAGTTTTCATATAGTCAATATAAGTGCATAAGTTATAAGGAGATATACAATGCCTGAATTTAAAAACTTTTCGTTTAAAAATGTAAATGTCATTTTCGGTATACTTGAATTAAAAGGGTTTGCTGATGGTGATGATGTTGTGTCCGGTGAGTATGAGACAGACCAGTTTAATGATTTAGCTGGAGCTAAAGGAGATGTAGCAAGGTCTCAGACAAATGATAACAGGGTTACTTTTACCATTAAACTCTTACAAACGTCTTCAAGTAACCCTGAACTTACGGCTATCTATAATTTAGATAAGACTACAGGGGCCGGAGTCAATCCTATGATTATTGAAGATAAAGAGAGTGGTGAAACTTTCGTTATAAAAAATGCATGGATAAGAAAGTATCCTAATGTTGTAAGAGGTCAAGGTGTTAACGTCATGGAATGGCCCTTCCGTGGTGATGAAATGACACCTGCTATGGTGTAATAAAAATATACTGTCAGCTTACCTGTTTACAGGGAAAGGCTTTCACCTCATTGAGCTTGCTGACAGTATAAATTAAATGAGGTAAACTAAATGAGGTGATATCATTATGGAACAGAAGAAAAAAGTTATAGGTACTACTACATACCTTGTAACACAGATGGATGCTGTATCTGCTCTTAAGGTACAGACTAAACTTATTAAGATATTAGGTGTAGGAGCTTTAGAGTTTATAGGTAATAAGAATAAGCCTGATACATCAAAGTTAGCCTCTATGGTTCCTACTCTTTTAGCTAACTTTGATGATGAGTTAGTTAATCAACTTGTACTATCTCTTTTCGATAAAGGTGTATTTACTGAGGTTAACGGACTCCCTAAAGTAGTTGATTTCGCTACACACTTCTCTGGTAAATTTGCTGAAATGTGGGAGGTGGTAGCGTTTATACTGGAGGCTAACTTTGCTATGGGGGAGTCAAGCGGGTCAAGTTCGCTCACTACGGAAAAGGAAAACGAGAAACAAGAGAGTTGAATGTTGACCCATTTATAGCAAGATTAATAAATGGTGATATGGCTTCACTTCATGAACTTCAAACTATTTACAGTCTAGCAGATGCTCATTACTTAAGTGAAGTCTTAGATATAAAAGAAGAACAGATATACTTAAGCAGTAAAAAGGGTAAAGGTAATGGCTGATACAGTTATAGAAAATTTAATAGCTAAACTTACTTTCGATTTTGATGAGGATCAATTAGCTGCTTTTGATGAGGGTATAGAGAAAGCATCTAAAGGTATGTTAGCTGTTATAGCGGCGGCTGGAGCGGCTGCTGTAGCTATATTTGCTTTTACTAAAGAGATTGCTAAAACTAATGATGAACTAGGTAAAACTGCTGAACGGATAGGAGTAGATGTAGTAGCGTTACAGGAGTTAGGTTATGTAG